TAGCTTATTGCACAACAGAGATACTAGAAAATTTAGGTTATTCTGTTGAAATCATAGGCACAGCAAACAGTCAAAGTTGCGTAAGTAAAAGTTATTTAAAAAATGTTTATGATGACTTTACAATAGGAGTTCCAAACAACCTAGATATAATTGCGGGCAAAAGCGAGTCGTCAATTAGCGTTACAATAAAAGCTTTCGAGGACGCTTTAGACCTAAGAGCTTTAGGTATGACAGCGTTATCGGGAATGTTTAGAAAGTACGCTTTCCAAATTAGAAGAGTCTTATACGGTCAGCCTTACGGTTCGACGTGTGAGCCTACTGAAGAGTTTAACGAACTTATTAGCTCTAATCTTAATATAGGAAGGTGTAATACTACAAACGCAACAGAGCAAGTACAACATATTAGTAAAGTAATAAAAGATTTGACAAGCTAATATGCAGGTCAGCATGGTGCAAGCGGGAGTTCGATTCTCCCGCTGACCACTTAAAAAAAACTTAATAAATGAAAATAAAATAGGAGAGAAAAACAATGATATTTGAAGTCATAGTTTTCACAATAACAGCGTTAGCGTTTACAGTCGGTATAATAGGTTGTTTATATCATGGGGCATTATTATTAATGATGTTTGGCGAGGACTTATTTAATTTATATATGAAATTTATGAATTATATAAGCGGAGTTAATAATAAGAGCTAACGTTAATTTTCATTTTGGGAGCGTTATATTTTTTGCTCCCGAAAATTGAAGGAGGTTAGACAAGAGTGCGAGGTTAATCCTATTTCCTCGTCGTAGAAATACGCTGACCTCCTATTTTTATAATACAGATTTCGAGCAATTCCGCTCGATAAATACAGGAGATAATAATAATGAGAACAAACATAAAAACAGCTACTCTTGAAGAGCTAGAATTAAAATGTCTAGAAATTCAAGGTACAACATTTGGTCATAATATGATTGGCTTAATTTGTAATGTAGTTGAAGAACGTTTCGGAAAAGATGAAGCTAACAGATTCTTTAAAACATATCAGACAGGAGCGTGCTAATATGGAAAAAACTAAAAGATTCGTTGGTATTGCTGATTGTCATGGAGTTGAAAGCTTTATACCTATTGACAAAGCTGACCTGTCTATATTGCAAATGAGAGCAGAAGCTAACCCTCAGCGTCATGCTGTTGTATATTCTGTTGATTTGACAAATGGATATGTTGAAAAAATATTAGACTCTTTAGAAACAGCTAACCATTCCGATAACCCAAATTATCATTATAAAAATATTGTTAGAATGATTAAAACTTGGGCTAGTGATGATGGAGCTATTAATAAAGGTTTAGGCTTACCGCCTATTAATCTTAAAGTCTCTAATAAGAAAATATGGAAAAATATTCCTAATTCTAAACTTGACCCTTATAAATAAAATATTGGCTACCTTCCTTAATTCCTCTTATCTTACCTATTAATCTTAGGGCGGTGTTTATTCCCGCCCTTGCCTTAATAAACCTTTGGCGGTCGCAAGTCCGCATGAAAAATTGGAGCGGGGCAAACGTGCTAACCATATAAGCACGATAAACTAAGGAGAAATAAAATGAAAACGAAAAAAATAGACACAAGCTTTATAGCAAAAGAAGCTAAAATAGCAGAAGAGAAATCTAAAAAATTACTAGACGAAGCTGAAAAAATTCAAAGCAAAGCAATGGTTCTTATAAAAAAATCTGATGCTCTTATAGAAAAAGCTAACGCACACAGAGAAGTCGTTATTGCTAATCTTAGAGTGAAATATCCCGATTTAATGAAAGAGAACAATGCTATACGTTTTAGTAGTGATTGTAAAGAAGCTGAGTTAGCTTTTGTAGATGAAAAAGATAATGAAGTAAAAAATTCCAAAGGAGAAATAATAGATTCAGCTCTAACATTCTCAGCTATGGAAAAATTCAAATCTTTTGTTGATAAAAATATAAGCGGTCTAATTGAAGGCAAACAAGAAACTTACGAGCTTTGCATTGATTATCTTTTAGATTTAATGAAAAACATTGACGCTGAAGATAAAGAGTTCCATGATTATATAGAGTCAGGAGAAAATCAGGAGCTAATAAGAGGTAGAGCTAAAGAGCTAGTAGATAAATTTGTTGAAACTACGTTAGCTCAAATAGGCATAGAAGACACAAAAGGAGGTTTAGCATAATGAGAAAAGATTTAGCTAACGCTCCAATTTACGTATTGCATTTTACAGATAATAAATTTGTTCATGATGTTGAAACTTTTGGTTCGATAACATCTGTAATAAATTATATCTTAAAATTAGATGTAACAAACCTACCTAAAAACGATTTGCGAAAACTTATTGTTAGCTCAATGAACAAATATGAAGAATTTACTCTTCAATTTGAAAATTTAGCTCCTAGAAGTTTTTTTGTAAGCCAACATGAAATGAAAATAGAAACAAGAATACATAGTTAGCACTATGATAAAAAAGCCCGATTGAAGAAATTCAGTTGGGCTTTTTTTTTACCCAATATTTTTTACAAAATTAGACATAATATATGTTATCAGTAAGTTTTTCAGGTTTTCACCTGCATGATTACCTAACCATGCTAACCAATTACTATAATCGAGTGTGTGGGGTTGAATGAAGAGTAATTAATTAACATGGTCAAGTTTTTCTCGGCTAAAGAAAATTTATCATTAATAGAGTTTATATTTTACATTATTAAAAAGCATTATAAAAAGCATTATAATATTATACATATTATTTGCACCTTAGATTTTAACTTAGATTAGGATAGAGCTCTTCTACCCCCGTTATATTTATAATAACAGGCTAGCTCTACCCCATTTGCACCCTGAGTTTATACTTGAGTTGGGATAAGATAAATAAGCTTTATTTATTTACCTCGTATAATTATCTTTCTGAAATATTCTTCGTAGCATCTAGTTTAATTATATTCGCTCTAACTATGTGGCTTTGATACAACCCCCTTTTGTAACCACTTTATACTATTATTACACGCAAAAGGATTTAAACCGAACCATGTAACGTTATAAATTTAATAAACATTTTATAAAAAACAAAACTTATATTTATTTACAGAGCAGAAATAATATTATTTTACATATTTATTAAAAAAAACTTGCATTATATCTATTATAAGTATTAATATTACTTTGTTGTTAAAAGAATTATATAAGGAGGTCTTAATTGGAGAAGAAATCAAAAAAGTTTGCGTCAAGAATACTGAAACAAAAAGAGAAATCAATTACTGAAGCTTTTAAAAGTACGCCATTAGACGAGCTCCCAAGCTTAATGAGAGGTATAAAGCTAGGGTTTGATTTATCTATGTATGTAATAAAGAAAACGGCTAGTGATTTAGACGTAAATCTTGATGAAGGAGACGAATTAGATTTTGATGTATCATCTATCTTAAAATATGTTAAAAATTCAAGAGGAGGAGAAGCATAATGTCTAATAATATAAAGCAGTATATACAAAAAAGTGGTTTAAAAAACAAATTTATAGCTAACAAGATTGGTTGTCATAATACAGAGATTTCTCAATGGATTTCAGGGGGTAGGACTCCTACTAGGGAAAGGCTTAAAATGTTAGCTCAAATATTAAACTGTAGAATGATTGACTTATTTCCAAACATTCAATTTAAAATGACTTATAAAATAAATAAAGAAGAGAGATAAATAATGGCTAAAGTAAAGCAAATAGTAGATAAAGATAAACATCTGATGGAACTACTTAAATATCAAGAAGCTTATAATATCTTAATGGACTACTTTGATGACTTAGATAACGATACTAAATATCAAGCTCACAAAAGATTAAATAAGATAGGACTGTAATGAAAAATAAAAAGAACAAAAAAATTCAAAAAGTATCTAGAAAAGAAGTTTTGTCTATCTTTGATGATATATTTGGATTTAAAAAAAAGAAGGAGCAAAAATGAAAGAAGAAATGACAGAGCTTACTATAAAAATACCTTTTGACCTGTTAGCATTTTTAAATCGAAAAGCATACAGGGAATTGAGAGAAGTAGACAAGCAAATTGTTTGGGAATTAATGAACCATGAAGATTTTAAGCTTACGAGAAGAACAAAAAGTTATAAATCAAAACTACAAAAAATGGAAGGGGTCAAATGAGCGAATACGAAAATATTAAAGCAAACGAATGGAAATCAGAAGACATAACAGAGATAACAAAAGGCTTAGTTAAGTTTCAAGCAGAAACTTGCTCTGTTAAGAAAAACAATGTTAATCCTTTTTTCAATTCTAATTATGCTGATATTAACGATATACTAATAGAGGTAAGACCTTTGTTAGTAAAACATGATTTAGCAATTACACAGGGTAATAATTTCTGTGTTAAAACTGACGGGTTTTATGTAACTACTACATTGTTGCATGCTTCGGGTCAATGGATTCGTACTGAGGTAAGAATACCCCTAGGCGAAAATCCAAATGCACAAGCCGTTGGTAGTGCTTGCACATACGGAAGAAGATATGGGCTTGCTTCTATATTAGGAATAGCAACAGAGCCTGATGATGACGCTAACAGAATATCGCCGAAGAACAGGAATAAAAAAGTAGAACCTATTAGTGATGAAGACTTAGGTATATAAAAAATAAATAAGGAGAAAGAAAATGCAAACAGTTGTAGAAACGGTAGAACTAAATGGAATAACTATAGACAAGAACATTCCATTGCCTGACTCTAGGAGGCATATAGGAGTTGATTATTCAATTAGAATGGAGTTTATGAACTACATGGAAGTTGGAGAAAGCTTTGTAATGACTAGAGAAACACCAAACATAAATATGGATAGTGCAAGAAAACATATTTATTCTTTAAATGCAAAGCAATCAAAAAGAGCTAACGGAAAAAGATTTACCATTAGAACATTGTCAGGAAAATCTAATCGACCAAGTGCAGTTAGGGTTTGGAGAGTTGTTTAAAAAAAATAAATAAGGAGAAAGAAAATGGCTATAGAGCTAAAGAATAATGAAATAGTTTTATTCAAGAACAGTTATAAAACAAAAGATGCACATCCTCATTTCAGAGGTAAGTGCCTTGTAGAAGGAGTTGAGAAAGATGCTTCTTGTTGGGTAAATACTTCTAAAAAAGGAGATAAGTATTTAAAAGTAAAACTAGATAAACCTTATGTTAAGGAGGGAGACTCTTCAAACACAAGCACCTCAAGTGTCGCTGAGTTTGACAAAGAGGAAATTCCATTTTAAATTGGAGGAGGAAGAAGGGGAGAGTGTCGGATGCTCTCCCTTTTTTTTATCTGTTAGCTCGTAGTAAATTATAAAGGAGAAAAGAACATGATGTTTCACGAAATTAGAGTTAGACAAAACGGAGAAGAGAAATGGGTTAGTGCTGAGAAGTGGTTTAACTATATGTTGAAAGAGTATAGTAGAATAAACTACAAAGGCAAAATGATTGACCCTTACGAAGATAGAGTTAATAAGTTTTTTGATAATGTACCTGAAGATTTAATAAAGATGTGGGCGAGAGCACACCCTAATGTTTCTGATATAAAAGCTGAACTTGAAAAAGCTAGAGCTTGGCTTCTATCTAACAGGTCAAAAGCTAAAAAAGATTTTAAAAGATTTTGTAATAATTGGTTAGCTTCATCTAAGTCGTTAGCTTATAGTGGTGCTAACGAAAGTAGTTATGATTCTGACGCAAGAGTTGAAAGACAAATAAAAAAACAAAAGCAATATTATGAAGAGAATAGCGAAGATGTTGCTAGTGAGGAAGAAATACAAGACATATTAAAAAAAGGTGGGTGGATAAAATAATGGAAGATATAATGTTTAAAAAGATAGAAGAGCTTGACGAAAGGGTTTCATATTTAGAAAGCGTTATAAAAATTTCAATGGAAGGTTTAAATGCTGTATATAAATATGGAGATTCGCAAGGCATAGCTGAAAAAACCTTAGAGCAAATAGAAGATTTTAAAAAGAACACGTAAATAATTAGGGAGGTGCTAATTGTCGTGAGGCATTAGTAAAAAGGACTCTTTCGCCTTTTTTGTTCCACCTCCCTTTAAATTAAGGGTATCTCATTTGAAAGGAATACATGGAAAAAGTAACCGCACACGATTTTATATTAGAATCGTATAGAATCAGACTTAAACACTATTATGAAAAAGGAATAGGAGAGAAATCAGAATTATCAAAAAACACAATAATAACACCGACCTTAGTAGGAAACTGCTTACAAAGATACGTAGAGCTTGGAGGAGATTCAGAGTTTACAGACGTAGAAGACGTTAAGTATAAGAAATTTCTGTTAGCAATGAGCTCGTTGATTAATGTTGAAGCCTAGAATCGTTAAAGTAGTAGAGACAAGAATACACTTTCGTTGTGAAATGTGTAATAACCATAAAAACGCTAAAATGTACGAATATCGGGGGCATAGTTATGTAGAAGGGTACACGCCTAAGTATTTTAAAAAAGTATGTGAGGATTGCGTTTATAGAGAATGTTATGGAAGTAAAAATTGGAGAATTAAAAAAAGAGAAGGGAGTCTTAATGACACATCCAAGTAAAATAAAAGGTAATAAGTACGAAAGAGAAATAGTAAAGCTAGCTAACATGTATGGATTAGATTCTAAAAGATGTTGGGGTTCAGATGGTCGCTCTATGGGGTTAGCTCAGGAAGTTGATTTAATTATAGAAGATTGGACAATTCAAGCTAAAATAAGAAAAGCTATAGCTAAATGGATTCTACCAACAGAAGAAGTAGATGCTCAAGTTGTTAGAGAAAATAATGGTAATAGTTTTATAATTATGAGACTTGAAGATTGGCTATGCGAAGTTAAAGATAAGAAAGAGCTAACAGAAACTATAACTAGGCTTTCAAAAAATAATAAATGTTAAGGAGTATATATGAATGAACTAATCTGCAATAAATGCAAAAAGAAAATAGAAGGAACAGAAAGAATAAAATACTCAGTAGGAGGATATAGAAAACTGTGTAGAACGTGCAGAAATATACAATCGAAAAAACATGCAAGAAAAAAGTCTGAAGCATTGAAGTTATATAAAAGTTTTTGGTCATAGTATGCCTTTAACTAATTATAAAGAAAAGAACTTTGATATAGATTTAAAGTTTGGAAATGCTAACGAAGAAGTTGTTAGGTCTATCTTTGAAGATAAAGGCTCTATAGAAGTTAAAACCGAAAGAGATAAATGGGTTGAAACAGGTAATATTGCTATAGAGATAAAATATAAAGGTAGACCTTCGGGTCTTTCCGTTACAGACGCAAAGTGGTGGATACATGTATTGTCTAAAGACGACAAAATGAAATTTTCGTTTATATTCCCTGTTAGCGTGCTTAAAAGAAAAGTAAAACACATAATATCTGAGAAAAAAGGCAGGCTTGTAATGGGAGGAGATGACAACTTAAGTTTGTTAGCTCTCATACCTATCTCTGAAGTTATAAAAAACGAACTGTAAGCTTACCAAGATTCCACTATAGTAACAGACATATTGTAAGCTTTGTACGCAACTTGCTCAACTGAGAGAGTGTTGCTATCAAACCTACATATATAGAAGTCATCATTATTGTTACTGTCAGGTTGAAATATAAAAGGCAATCCTCCACCTAATGTTTTATTCCATACTTGTGCATAGAATGAATCATCTGTTTCAATATTATAAGCAAAATCATTATCTTCGCTTTGTTCACCTGTAGATAAATCGTTATCTTCGTAGGTAGAATCACTTGGGTGGTTTGTGTATTTAGTAGCTCTTTGATTTGAAGAAAACAAATCATTATCAGCTATAAAAGAAAATGAAAGAGTCCAAGTTTTTCTTCCGTTTCTTCTAGCTCCGAATTGTACATCTGTGCTGTCTTCCCATGTTTCAAATTGATTTGTACCTACTATTGTACTATTATCTGATAAATATGAATACCAAAGTGGAGCTCCTGAATAATTTATATTTGATATAGTGTTTCCACCTGAAGTAGACATATTTGTAATTCCGTCAAAATCTATAGACATATTAACATTTAAGTCAGGAGAGTAAGGCATTTTATATTTAATTCCACAGCTAATGCTACCTAATTTAAAAGAACTTATTAAATCCGTAACCTCGTTTGCTGAAAGAGAAATTTCAATATTTTTACCTGTTACCTCATTTGAGGTTAAAATAGAGCTTCCGTTTCGAGGCAATATTGAAGTTCCTGATATTCCAAAATTAAAAACATCTGTAGGGTTAAGCTCATCTATTGGAGTATCTTCTACAAATATATCTGCATTATAAGCCCCTGCTTGTGATATTTCGGTTTCTCTCAATGAGTGATTTAAAAAAGCTAAATAAAAAGACATGTTTTCTGAACCTGAAAAATTGTAATCAGAAAAATCTACAGGCATGTCAAAAGAATATGGATTCATTAAATCTTTTTGGTTAGCACAATCAAGACCATGATACGACTCTGTTAGCTCTCCTGCACCCCAAGAAGAAGTCCCTCCTCCTAGTGTATAACCACTTACTGTTTTATGATAAAGATAATTGTCTATGTAAAAAACAGGTGTTCCAACATTACTATAAGCCATTTTTATTCCTCCTTTTGTTTATTTTAGTTAATTCCAATGATTTACTTGTATGTATTGCACCTGTCATAAATTTTTTAGAATTAGGGTGGTAATGATAACTGCCTTTATATATTTTATTATTTAGTAAAAATTCTGTTTTTTTTGTTGTTAAATTTTCTACAACATTACTGTTTTTTTTCTTTTCAATTTTTGAAATCATATCAATATCTTGTATTTTATTTTCTCTTGTATAATAATCTTGCATAATTTCAGAGTTGGCACTAAAAACATTTTCGTTATCTTTTATTTTTTCTGTGTCGTATTTTTTAATTTTTATCATTTCTGAAGCACCACTCCATTTATACATTTTTGCATGATAAATTTTACTTAAAGAACCTGTAAAATAACACAATATACCGTTTTCTATTCTTTCTTTATTAAGGTTTGTTATAATAATATTTCCATTTTTATTTCTTATAATTAGATTTGTATTTTCAGGAGTAATTATTCCTCTAATTTTACCATTAAATTTTAAAGACAGCATTTTAAAAATACAATTTGAACTTAAATATAAATAGTTGTATCCATCTTTATTGCAAACTTCAATTTCTCCTGAATTTTCAATAGGTATATTTTTGTATTTTTCCTTGTATTTTTTTATTCGTTTTAAAAGTAAAGACATTCTAATCTTCCTCTATAATTGTGTTTACAAAAACGGGCTTCCCAATATATACTTTTACACCTTCTCCTATACTATGAACATACGGAGGAGTTGCATTTGAATCATAATTTTCTAAATCATCAGAGTCTGTAAAAATACCTCTTTCTGTAGGTGAATGAATTTCAAGCTCATATAGTACGCTTACATTATCATTCAGTACTAGCCTTCTTATATGACCAACCTGCATCCACTCTGTTCCTACTTGTATATATAGTTTAGCTCCAAAAATTTCTTCAGATGGTAACCAATATGATGTGTAATATTCACCTTCATATTCATTCTGAGTAGGAATTAATTGGTCTAAGCCTATTTGCCAAGATGTCGAGCTAATTTGAATAAATCCTTGTTCCAATACCTGTAATTGGTGGTCAGTATTGGGAGTCATAGAACCATGAAGTATTCCTATTTCGGTAACATTTGGAAGATTATCAGGCGTACTTGCTAAACCACTACTTACTGTGTATCCTTCCAAACTATGTTCTAAAGTCATCTCTCCTAGATAGTTACTTGCAGTATTGTCTATATAAGTAGCATATTCCACTTCTTCTTCTTCAGCATCTTGCTCTATATTTATATCCCAAAAATTAATATATTCTGAAAGGTCAGAAAAATTAATAAGTCCATCAAAGTTCATGTCTAAGTTTTTAATTTGACCTTCTGTTATATAACTGTCATACCCAAGTAAAAAATCTTCAAATTTGCTAAATTCATTTATAGAAGGAGAATTTCCCGCTCTACTTAAATCTCCATTTCCTGTCTCTAATATTCCTGTTGTAGGTGTTAAATTGTGAAGCTGTTCACATTCTATAGATATACTTTTTGTATTTTTATTTATAGAAGTGATAATAAAACAAGGATATATCTCTTGTCCGTTTCTCATATACCTTCTAAGAGAAAAAACTTCTAACGTAGGTAATGCGTAATCTTCTCCAAACATTTTTGTTTTGTTAATTAATTGATTAAAGCCTATTATATCTCCCACCTGTAAATGAACATACTTTAATGGAACTTTGAAAGAAGCAATATTATGTTGATTACAATTATATGCTACTAGCCTATCTCTTAGCCTGTTAGCTACACTTAAATCTCTTATATAAGGGGTTTCAAAATTTAATATAGAATCTGCTTCTATATCAGGATTTAAACCTAAATAACTTTTTGAGTAAGAATTTTCTCTTCCCATATCTTTATTTCCGTACAAATCATAAGCATCTCTGTAATTTGTAACTTTTTTATAATTTTTACTTCCATAATCAAAGCCATAATGAACTCTGACCATAGCCTTTATTTTTTCAATTTTTGTTCTTGTAAATTTAAAATCTATTATATCTTTAGATTTTATAATTTCGTTCACATCAAAACTATTATATGAATTTTTAATATGAATAAAAGATAAAGAAGAACCTTTTTCTGTAGTTTTAAAATATGGAAGAAGAGGAGTGCTTTTAGCAATTTCTTCAATTAATTTTTTAGAATTTGTTTTTTCAGTTATTGAAAATGCTAAATTCCAATTAGATGAAATTTCTCCTACGATTCTATTAAAATTTTCTTCATCATAATTTGAGCTAACGTTAAGCTCTGTTTCTATTATATCTCTTATTATAAACAAGGGGTTTGGAGCTCCTGATAGTCTTCCACTTGAATTTACAAAAAATTGTTTTTCAAATATATTATCTATGTCTACTATATGTTTTACACCTAATGAATATAATTTAGTTTTAATACTAGCTACGCCTTCGTTAATGCATGAGAACCTTAAACTTGCTGCATTAAAGTTAGAAGGATTGCTCCAATTTGTAGAATGAACAGGGTTTGCAGTTATGAAGCCTTCAACATCTTCAAGCACTTCGTTAGATTCAAATAAAATTTCTTGCTCTCCCCAAGTGTTATCATTGCTAGCAAGGTTTACTGTTAGTAAATTTCCAACTCCTATGCTATTTAAAAAATTAATATAATTATTACTTCCTGAGTCTTCATCAAAATCACATTCAAAAAAAGAAACATTAAATTCAGAATTAGAATTATCTCCGATTGTTCCATTTTCGTAGCTTGTGCATGAGAATTTTCCTAAAAATTCAGTTGTTCCTGTTCCCTCAACATAATCAACAACTCCTGATTCTTCTAAAGAAAAAACTACAGCCATTCTGTTGTCAATCGGTGTGTCATCATCATTATTGAATGCAGATATACGAACAAAATTTGAATCCGTTGTTAAAGCTCCTTCTCTAGTAAAGTCAGAACCTACAAAATGAGCTGTATTGTAAGCTACATCATCTATTATTTCTTCAGGCACAACATTATATTGTTTTGTTGGAATTAAATACCCTCTTGGAAGGTGGTAATCATCATGCGTGTTTAATTTTTCATTATCTCCTATTATATGTACCCAATAATTCATTTCATTAGAATAAAAACCATTCCAATCCCATAAATCTGCTGTTGTATCGGTGTTGCTCCAATCCGTATAATTGTCTTGCCTATGATAACTATTTCTACCATCAGTAAGATTATAATAAGTATCATGTTCGTAATTAGGTGTTGAATTTGGATAATACCAAGGATAGGCAACATCTACAACGCTTCCTATAACTTCAGGGTCGAGACCATATAAAGGGGCAGTCATATTAACAAAATAAAGATTTCTTTTTAATAAATTTTCATGATAACCAACATATCCATCACCTGCTTCTGTACTATAATTATCATTGTATTTATTATAACCTCCCGAATCTCCTGTGTTTTCCCAAATATTTTCACTTACTCCATTCCAAGAAGCATGATAATTTGAAAGATAAGGATACATATACGAATAACTTAGTAATAAACCACCTGAATCTTCATTTCTAAGATATATTGAATTTTGACTTGCAGATTTTACACCCGTTATATGAAACCTAGGAATGTCATTGTCAGGATTTCCATATTGCCTTCCTGAGTATGTGTTAATTAAATACCAAAACTCTACATTTATAGATTCATAAATACCTGTATTGCTTACTTTCGCAACATCATAATAACCGTTATTAGGAGCTTGTGCGTTGTCTATAAAAAATTGTTGTCCCGCAGTATAAGTTTCGCCTTGATATGCTCTGTATGCTGTAGTATGGTCAGAAGAATTTGTTCTTTTATCGTACTGACAATGCATTGTTGTTGTATGGTATCCATCAAATATTGTATCTCCAAAAGCATTTTCTCCAAATAAAATATAAGCAAATCCATTTGGATTTGTATTATTTCTTTCCATTTCAATTTTAAACATGTTATGAAAAATCCTACCGTCTTCATGATGTGCTGTCCATTGATGGGCTCCTGACTCCCAAGGAAGTATTTGGCTTAATAATTCAGGATAATTATCAGTTATGTATAAAACAAAATAATCATAAATTTTTTTAGAATCAGGCAAGGTAATTATTTCAACAGTATCTCTGTTAAATTCTCTAAGATGTTTTCTTATATTACCAACAAGATTTCCATAATTAGTTCTATTATTATCTTCAAGTAAAGGAGTAGGGCTGTTAAAATAAGTTAAGAAGGATGAGTAGTGACCACCATTATTTATTCTTCCTGCAGAAGGGCATGTTACATGAGTGTCTCTTCTAAATCTTTTCATTGTAGGCGTTGATGGGTCTTGGTCATAAAAGTTTTGTAATTGTATCCAACCATAATCATCAAGCAAATACGAATAACTAGAATCTTCTTGAATAGGTATGGTAGAACATATATTCCAATTATTTATTTCTGTATTACCATGAAATTTAACACCATCTACATTTACTAAATTATGTAAATTATCTATAGTTATTGAATCTGAAGACCCCCAATAATTATATATAATCCCGTCAATAGAATGATAACCTTCTAGAATTGTAGCTGTTGTAGCATTTCTGTTTATAACAACCTGTGCAACATTTTCAGCTAAAGCATTTTCTATAGACTCATTTTTAAATTTTTTAATAATCCTTATTTTTCCATCATGTATGTTCCATTGATTTGTGTCAGGGTAAGAATCCCCAACGAAATTTGTATGTGTGTATTCCCTAGGAATCCATAAATAATTTGAAGTATAAATAGATAAAGGGCTTGTTGTTTGTGTGTAAGAATCTGTACCGTTAGCATTATGACCTGAGTGCTCATCATCTAATCCTACTAATGACAAATCGTATCTATCAGTTATTACATTGATATATTTTACTTCATCTGTGTCATTCTCTGAATTTTTCCAAAGAACAGCAGGAGCTTTTTCTACGTTACCATAGCACATTGGAATTGTTTTGTTTACATAATTTTTATTGTAAGCTTCTGTTTTAGAGATTGTGCTAATAGGAATTTCAGTATGTATTGCTCCTTCTGTTAAATCTTCTATAGAAATATTTACTATTTTATTATCATGAGAAATTCTTTTAATTATTCCTTTATATACAGGAAAACAATCTTCCAATACAGAACAAGAAGGAGACTTCCAATAAATATCTACTTGTCTATTATAATAATTTGAATATGAAAACAAATCACTAAAATTTAAAAAGTTAGAAATAGTTACGTTTACTGAATTAGTTTTAAGTTTTTTAGATTCTAAATCTATAGATTCTCTAAAGGATGGCATTTTTAAATCAACTTGATAAAACTTTATAGTTTCAGTCCAAGTTTCGGTTTGTTGAAACATACCACTTCCTGTAGTTTCAGTTACAACTCCTTGCATTGTTTCATTTATGCTAGACAAGTATATATCAGGAATGTTATCTGAGTCAGATTTTATAATTAATACAGGATGTATATTGGTAGTATTCCCTGATATATCTGCTTTAAATTTTGGGTAGTCATCTAAATTTATCATTAGCCTATTCCTATGTCAGCACCTTTTCTAAGTGCTTCTTTAATCTGAGGAATTAATTCATCTTCTACTACATCACTTGATAAGATAGGGTTATTAATAATAACTGAAGTTCCTTGTCCTGAGTTTTGACCTGAATTTAGCCTGTTTAATGCTTCTAATCCTGTAGCTTGAACACCTTTTCTACTGACTATAAATTCTCCTCTCTCTGCTTCAATCATAGTTCCACCTTGAGAATGTCTCTTTCCTCCAACTAAACCGCCATCTTCCATCTTGGGAGGCTTTTGAGACATAATTAACTGACGTTGTTTTGCACCCATTGCTACTGTCATAGCTGCTAAGCCCCAACTAAACCAACCCCTTCCGTTAGATAAAGTTTTCATAACTGCGTTAGCTGTACTCATAACAACTTCAGCAGCATCCATTTTTTGTTTTATTTTAAAAGCAGCTAACATATCTTCGTTTGCTTTATCTTTAACTTCTTGTCTTTGTTTGTCAGCGTCTCTAACAAACTTATCTTCCATTTCTTTTTTCTTTTTATCGTTAGCTTTTCTAAATTCAAATGAAGCCCTTAAAGATTCTAATTCTCTATCTAAAACTCTATCTATTTCTGCTATTTCTGCGTCTGCTTCTTCTCTTCTAGCGTTGATAGATGCTTCAGACATTTGTCTTCTAATGTCAAAAAACTTAGACGCAACCGATTGCAACTCTTGTATGCCTGCTTCTATTTCTTTTCTTCTTTCAAGTTTTGCATTTAAATCGTCTATTTCTTGAGCATACTTCATTATTTCTGCTCTTTCATCTTTGTCTAGTTCAAGTTTATCTTCTAATATTTTTACTTCAGCTTTTCTAACTTCTGTTAGCTTAACTCTTACAGCAGTTCCAAACATTGTTTCTTTTGTTGTTTGCTTTAAACTGTCTCTTTGTTTTATTATGTTGTTAGTGTATCTTTCTTCATCTGTTACAAGAGTTGCAAGCTTACCTTTTGTTTCATCTATAACAATTTGATATTTAGCTATTTCTTTGTTTAATTCTTTTTGCTCTATTGTGCTATCAGTTTGTGTTGAAATATTTTTTTCGTATATTGGTATAGCTTTTGTAAAAACTTCTATATTGTCATTAACTAATTTTTGTTGTTCTTTATTAAGTAATTGATATTCATGAGCAAAAACAGCCGTTCCATCTGTCAGCTCTCCTAAAACTAAATTAAAGATATCAAAATTTGCCCAAGAAATATCAGAGTCTATACCTACCATTGCTTCGCTAAATGCGTCTATCTCTTCCTTAGCATTCTGAAAAGTAGACGTATCTGCTGATGTTAAAACTTCAAGCCTACCTTCAGCTTCCTGTTTCAATGCTAGTGTTTCTTTTCTTCTTCCTTCAAGAATTTCTTTTTGTCTTTCTATAGTTCCGTCATATATACCATTTATAAAAGTTTGTAAATCTTTTTCTCTTTGAAGTTGGTCGTTTTTATCTTGTATAGCTAAAAATAAATTTCTTTCTATGCTAGAAAGTTCTCTTCCTTGTTCTATTCTAAATTTATCTAATTCAGTTTTAGCGTTTAATAGTTTTAATTGTTTTGTAAGTTTTTTTTCTGATTCTGCTTGTGCTTCTATAAGCTTTTTTTGTTCCTCAGTAATTTTTTTAATTTTATTACCATTTTCATCTAATATATAATTACTATCTGAAAAAGCACCAAATAAATCTAATACAATAGGAAGTAAAGCAGCAGCAGCTACAGCTAAAGCTGTATAAGGATTTCTTGCCATAGCCATTGTAATTTTATTTATACTACCTGCAACTCCTAAATTCCATACAACTATAGCTTTTTGTTGTATTACATAAGCTAATCCTGCTTCTTTAGCAAGTTGAGTTTTTATTGCTACAATAGTGTAAGCAGTACCTAAAGCAAGTACACTTGAAGCAACCATTGTTAGTCTTTTAGGGGTTAGCATTTCTGAAAAAACTTTTAAAGCTTTTGCTGCTTTTAAAACAAAAGGAGCTAACACAGCACCAATATTTTCTCCAAGGTCTCCAAAAGCATTTCTAGCTTGTGCTAACTGACCTGATGTAGTTGCAGCTAATTGTGCTGCTAATCCTCCGTATTTTTCTGATACTTGTTCTACTATTGCTGCTGCTTTTTCTTCCCTAGTCATAGTAGATTTTAAATTTATATCATACCTACTTAAAGCATTAGTTGCACTTCCAAAAGACTTAGCAACTAATAAAGCAGCACTATTTAAATCTAATCCCATACCTGCGGCTAAATCTATAGTAGCTTTTGTTAATTCTTTTGCTTGCTCTACATTAGCACCAAAAGCACCTACTTGAGCTAGAACAACATTAATTAACTCATCTCCAAAAGTCGAAGCATTTTGCATTTCTGATGAAAACTTATCTAAAGCTAACGCAGTATCAATTCCGTAAACACTTGCAAGTCTTTGAACACTCTCTTCTTGCTTAGCAAAAGCTTCTACTTGGCTAACAAAAGCTTTAGTAACAATTCCTGCTGCAAAAGATGCAAGCAACATCTTAGACCTTAATACAGAGAATGAACTAGAAGTGTTTCTTGTAGCTCCTTGTATAGCAAACATGCTGTCTAAAGTTGCTTTTTGCTTATCGTTTAAGCCCCTTAATGCTTGTTCGTATTTTTTTTGGGATTTTGTAAGTCGTGTTTGTGCTAACCAAACTGCATTAAGAGCGTTTTGTATATTTTTAGCTCCTGTAGCTTCAAACCTTATTTGAATTTTTTCTGTTGCTGCCATTATTACCTACTTAATTTTTCTTTTTTAACTTTATCTATTTGCACTTTTTCTTTTTTAGCTAGTGCTCTTTTAATAAGAATACTTTTGTCTACCCATAATGCAGGTTGTTGTCCGTAAGAACCTTCGTAAGGGCTAACATTTAAATCTTTGCAGTAGATATATCTTTGAATATCTTTTTCAATTTGTTTATCTAAGATTTTATTTTTACATGCAAAAAAAGGTAACTGAGCATTGATAGATTCTGACACACTAAACTCGTTACCTTTCTTATTTTCTTCATATATTTCCTTAGTTAATAAAGCAATAACATTCCATACATCTTCTATGTCATTAAACTTCTTTTTTTCTCTTTTCCCATTAATAAGAATAGGAATTGTAGCTTCATAAGGAAAATAATGATAAGGACAGCCTCCACAGCCTTCCCCCAACAAACTAAGTTCTACTTGGAGGCTTTCTCTTCCCCCACAAAAAACATTTCTTGGAGTTTTGTAAAGGTTTCGCTTTTTTCTTCTAACGAAAAGCTCATTATAAACTTATCTGATGTGTCGCCATCTAAACATGTTCTCATCCATCTTGTCATGGTTGAGTGCATCATAGAAACACCGCCTAAAGTGCCATCTTCTTTGTATTCATACTGTATAGTATCTAGTAAAGAATCTCTTTCATCTAAGCTAATGTTTTTTATTTTTATCTTGCGACCACTTTTAAGTTTCAGTTCCATATTTCCTCTTGTTTAGTTATTAAGCAACATCTACTGTTAGTAAATTATCTGTACCGTTTACAGCAGCTTTCATTTCAACATCAAGCATCATTATATCGCCTTCATTGTAACTGCAACTTGTTAAAACTCCTCTTGGCATACTAATAGAAAAATTAGTAGCTGTTCCTTGAGTTAGAGTTAAACAACCTGCGTCATCTGCTGTTTGAGATGTTTGTGTGTAAAAATCTTGAGGCAAACTTCTTGTTACAGAGTCTAATTTAACAGTTGCACTTGCTGTTACTGCTGTTTCAGCTCCTCTTGCAAATGCTCTGTATCCATTTGAATCTACACCTGTAAATACAGCAGGACTGTCTATAGTTACCCCAAATGATGATAGCACAGGATTTACACTATAAACGCTAATTGAACCTGAAGTTAATCCTGACATAGTAATAGGTACTCCTGAGTAATTTCCTGTAGCAGGAGTTCCTGTGTTATTCAAATGAACAACTCTTCCTGTTTGTATAGTTGCACTAAATGTATATTTTCCACCTTCAGTTCCCATGTCTCCTGTTATTGCAAAATTAGTACACATACATCCTTCCATAACAATATTATGCCCATCTGTTACATCTGTTGATGTTAAATAGGTTGTAAATGTTGTATTTGAATGAGTTGACGTTCCATAAACACCGCTACTAGGCGTATGATTATAGACTATAGCTAAAGGGTCTGCTGTTGAGTTCATAATATTTTGTAGCAACAATTTATGACCTGTGTCATTATGTAATGTTCCTGATATACTAAGTTCTGTTGTTCCTGCTTTATTGTCGTGAAAAAAATCTGTTTCATTAAATAATCTTCCTACTCCTGTTTTTACATCTAAAGATTGATTTACATTTAAAGTTGGAAAGCTAACAGAATCAACATCTAAGTAGTTTATGCCTGACGTTATACCTGCGTCAGAGCCATTAGTAGATTCTGCTTTAATAGCAACTCTAAAATCTTTAGGTGAAAATGCTGCATTAGCCATTACTTACCTCCTTTTACAGTAGAAGTAGATTTAACTTCTACCATTTTTTCTTTAATCGTTTCAGGAATTACATCTAATTCCACTTCCTTACCTTGATTCAAGGCTGTCCAACTATCTAAATCTAAGCCACAATAATTATTCATGGAAGATAGTTTCTCGCCATTTTTAAGTTTTATTTTCATAAGTTCTCCTTAACTTATATTTCCTAAGTGTTGGCACTTCCATGCCCATTCTGTTATATAAACACCTGATTCTTCTTCTGTGTCTAAATCTGTACTTTCAAATCTACAATTAAAAACATTTTCTGTTTCAGAGTTTTCATTAGTATAAATCATTGAAACGTTATCATGTATTAATGCTTCTATACGAGAAACATATCTAAGTATATGGTCGAGTGCAGTTTCTTTTACATTAACCTCTGCAAATATAAACCTTACAAGTATAGAAAACTCTCGTGTCTCAGATGTTACATTGTAGTCTAACAAAACACTACCTGTCGGTATAAGTTGTACTGCTTGATTTACACCTTTAGGAATACTGTCTCCCTTATAAATAGGTAATGCACCCTTAAACTCTGCTTCTAAAACAGATTCTAACTTGTCTAAAATATTCTTCCAATTATTCGTGAAATTTACTGCCATTTTCTGTATTTTCCAAATTTAGTTAGTTTACTAGCGTCTTGTCATTTTAACTGAGTTTACAGCAGAGTTATCTACTTCTTCAGACCAACCTGAAACTTCAACTTCCCAAGTATCCCCTGCACTTGCCTCAGAGCTATATGAAGCTCCTCCAAATCTTATTTGCAAGCCTCCTGCTAATCTTTGATAGCTCCCATCTATAGTTTCTGCTGTTACTACTTGATTCCCCTCATTGACTCCAAGTTTGTCATTTCCTTTTGTCCAAACAGAATATGTAGCAGTTCCTATAGCTCCTGCATCTATAATTTTAATTTTTATAACATCAAAAGTTCCTACCCATCTTCCTCTTGTATCTACAGGTCTTAATGCCCCTGATATAGTTCCAACGTCTCTTAAGATTCCTTTTGATGAGTCTCCTGTAGTTTGCCAAGACAATGCTGCCCCGCCATTATTTAAAGAATCTATATTTTCTTGTGCATCTTCCATTAATGCTGTTGCAACTTCTGATGTAGGGTCGTGGCTTCTTATAAGAAATACCGCAGCTAACAATGCAGTTGTTCTCACTATAATATAATCATAATTACCCTCTTTGTCTTTTAATTGTTCTTTTGGCAAGCTAGGGTCTAATTTAGCATCTAAATACCTGCTAGCATTTGCTGTTATTCTTGTAATCAAAGTAGAAAAATCTTCTCCTGACTCCATGTTTAAATCGTTAGGATTAGAAGAAGAATATAAAAGAACTTGGTCTGAGTAAGAATCATACATCCAATTATAAACTTCGCTTACAGCATACTTAGAATAAAAAGTTGTAGAAGTAGTGTGGTTTGTAATAGTAGTACCCAATGCTCCTCTTCTAACTGTGATTTTGTTTGTAGAAGTGTCATGTGCCTCAACAAACATAAGCTCGGAATCAGAAGCTGAACCTGAAGCAATATAATGTCCTGCTTTTAAATCCGTATCGCTACCTGTAAGCCAAGTAGAATAAGATAATTCATTAAACTCAGCAGTATCTGCATCAGGTTGGCTATCTACAGCAGCATTTATTACAAAACTATAACCTGTAAGCGTGCTTCCTGTTTGCATACTATTAAGCTCTCGTCCATCTGCAAATAATTGAGTTGTTAAACCTACATTATTTGCAATATAAATGCTGTTCCCTAAAGATTCCCACCCATAAATAGGTCTTTTACTATCAAAAGAATCTACTTGAGGAAATACATCTTTTAGTTGCCTGTGTGTGCAATATGTCTGTGCTGTTGCCATATTATCCTCCTATATTATGTCCGTTAATTTTTAAGCTAACAAAGGTTTCTAATTTATCATTAACGCTAACAGCCGTTATGTCTTCTATTGTGTTACTAGAATCGCTGCTAACATCTCCTGTTAGCACGCTTCCATATCTAGCGGCAACTTCAAATTCTGCATTAGGCTTTGAAGTAAAATCAACAGCTCCTGTTTCATAATCTATAGTTCCTGTACCCGCTCCTATAAGATTACCTTTTCCATCATCATACATAAAAGCTCCTTGATTAGAAACGCTTTGACCTGTTCCTCTTACACTTAAGGTATTGTCAGGTAGTTTTGCAGCAACTGCTGTATCTCTTTTAGCTAATGCAGGTATTCTTCCAACTCCCCACCAATCTGTGTTAGAACCACTAGAATCAGTTAAAGCTATTGAGGAAGTAGAAAGGCATTGACCTGATGTAAATCTTACATCTCCATTAACTATGCTAACAGTTACTTTTTTCTCAAACAAATACCCCGTTGCATCTACTGCTTGAACATAATATCCCGCATTTAAAGCTTCTTGTATTTTATTTAGAACTCCGTTTGTTCCGCCAAATTTTGTGTTATTAGCATCTACTGTAAATTGAACATCAAATGCACCTGCCCCATCTACGTTTATGTCAAACTGATATTGACCACCTGCTGTAAGACCTGTGTTTGTATTCGGAGTAATTCCTGACAAACCCAATTCCTGATACCCTGAGTTATAAAACTTAAAAGACACAGAACCTGCTAATATCCCTGTGGTTTGTGATGTAAGCCCTCTGCCGTATCCAAAGAAATTTGTACATTTAAACTTACCGTCATTGTCTGTTTGGACTTTATCATAGCCTCCTGTAGCAGCAGTAAAATTATGATAAGCATTAAAAAATGGAAGTCTTATAGCAACATCATCTGCATGTACCGCAATATCAGAACCATGAAGTCCTCTTGAAACTGTTAATGTACTATTAGCTAAATCAGCACCTGTACCAACAGCAGTAACTTCCATTATTTCATTATCAAGCCGAATTAAATCGCCTTTTCTAAAATATTTTGAATGACCATCTTCTAAATAAACAACAACAGCAGCTAAATCGTCTGTCATTGCGTCTTCAGTTGCAGAATCATTGTCAGCACTACTGTCTCTATACATATTAGAATCAGGTGCTGCTTGAGCTAACGCAGAACCTCTATATGTATCACTTGCATCCTCAGATATTATAACTCTAGACATTGGAAAATTAATAGTTGAATTTGATGGAACTAAAAACTGTAAATATTGTGATGTTCCTTTTGTTGTAATATCAGTCCAATAAGCTAACTTCATTATTATTGCTGTAGTAGCTCCCCCTGAATTAGATATTGAAACACTCTCAGGTACTACTAATTTACCTTTTGCTGCTGTAGAGCTAGACTCGTATAAAGAAACATGTGTAGAGCCTACCTTTGTAGTAGTATTAATAACTTCTTTACTCGGCTTTAAGCCTCCACCCCCTGATAAATTTTGCTGTGATACACTAAAACCTGTCTCACTAGGGGTTGCCATTCCATAATCTGTTCCTCCACCTGCCATAATTTCTCCTTTTTACCTTAAATGATATTTTACTGTTATATTTGTTGTATAATCTGAATTAACACTATCGTTTCTGAAAAATGCACAGATTACTTTACCTCCTGCTACATTTGCACTATCTACTGTCCATGTGCTTTTGTATGCTTGCTCTGAACCTGCATTAGTTACATCTGAATTATGTGCTAATAATGTTCCATCTGCTAAAGCTGATGTAGAGCCACTATTAAATGTATAAGAATATAAGTGCATACGAGTTGTATCTCCTGTTGCTGCATCTGCACCTTCTATTGAATAAACTGCATCAATAGTTATATTATCAGGAACATACCACAGCATTCCTGCTAACTGAGCACCATACTGTGATACAGTATTAGCAGTTGTAAATGATGTGTCAGGGTCAGTCCCTGTTCCAAAATCTACATCCCACATACTAATTTTATTAACCATCCCAAAGAAAGGTATTCCATAATGTGTGTTGGCAGCTAAAAGTGCTTGAGCATCAGCTCCTATGCCAAAATAAGCATATTGTGTATTTACAGTATGTTGCCCTATTCCTGCTTTAACTAAATCATTAGTAGAGTCTACAGTTAATAAAGCATTTCCATCAGCATCACATATAACACTATTAGTAGTTGAATCAGTTGATGGTTGTGCTTTAAAATTTCTATCAGATAAATACAAAGCAGTTGCATCTCCGTCTCCACATTTAATTTGTTTTATAGTGGAGCTAATACCTGTATTAGAATTATCGGTTTGAAGTATATCTTTGTATACTGCACTTAATTTTTTATCTGTAAAACTAGCCATTATTTACCTTTTTCTTTCTTCCCTTCTTCAGATTTTTTCTTTTCAGCTCTTAAATATTCTATTGTACCCATGCATTTAATATAAGCAGTTTCAATGCCCTTTAATTGCCCTTCCAACTCTTCTATTTTTTTATCATAGTCCATTTTTGCTCCCCTTGCTTTTTAAGTTGTTATATCCCATTTAAAAACTATAGTAACATTTGAATCATAACTGATTGCAGGTGTTGTTAATTGAATTGCATATATTTTACCTTTAGTCATAGGTATATTAGCACTACCAATACTAGGACTTGTTATATCTATTTCTTGATATGTATCATCTGCTATATCATAAGTTACATCTGTTCTAAATGATGTAGTTCCGGGCACTTCTGTTCCATCTGATGATTCTTGAACCAATATTCTAAATGTACCATCTTGTGCTATTTCACTTCTAAATGCAAATTTTTCAATCGTCCCATTATATGGTGCTATAAAACTAGCAAATTCATTTCTCGTTGAGAGTGATGTTACATCAACGACATAACCATTTATAGGTAAGTAAACAGCTGTTGCTGCAGCAGAATATCCTACGAATTGTGAATCATATACATATTTCTGATATAATTCAGAGCCACTTGTAATTGTAATATCATCACCTGCATCATTTCTAAATCTTAATTTATTAGGATTAGTTGATTCTATCCATAGCTGACCATATCCTGCACCATCTCCTCCTGCACTAGGGATTTCTTTTATGTAAATCCCACCTACCTCAGCCTCATTAATAATTCTTCCTTCAGGAGCAAAAGTTATACTCCCTGAATCACTATCAGCAGGGTCTTGTGTTGATAAAGTTGTTGCTCCTCTATTAGAGGTGACTTCTAATTGACAGTATGAAGTAGCAGAAGAAGGATAATAAAATTTAGTATTTGTATTATTTATACTTACTAGTGAAGCAGTATCATCTTTAAAATTTATATCACCACCATCAGCATTTAATTCAATATCTCCAACTACATCTAATGTTAAATCTGCTTCTACTGCTATTGTGTCTAACAGACTAACAGCTAAATCTCCACTAGAATAAGTAACATCAGATAATTCATTTAATTGTGTAGCACCTGCATCTGTGCCTGTTTGTACTGATGCCCCATCTACTGTTATAGCTGAGGCATCTATAGTTCCTCTTACTATTAATTCATCATTAGAAAGCTCTAAAATACTGTTTTTACCACCTATTTTAATAGGCTTGAGGTTTGGCTCTAAATTAGAATCATCCCCTAATTCTATAGGGTTTTTTCTTTTAGACTCAAATCTGTCTGCTCGTATTTCAGTTCTTCTTGATGCCACTTACTTTCCTTTAATCTTATCAACAATAGGTTTTAACACCATATCCCAAACCAAATCATCTTTTTTAGATGGACTTAATTTAATACCTTTTTCCAAAACATATAAAGCTAATAAAAACCATTCCCAATTACTTGTTAGCATTGATAGCATTTATTTCTCCTTTTTTATTTTATTAAATTGTTTTTTTAAAATAGCAATTTCTTTTTCATTGCTTTCTAAAGTTTTACCTTGTTTGCTTACAGTTTTTTGCAACTGTTTCATTTGAATATCAAGTTCGTTATCTTCTTCAACGTACTTGTTTATTTTATTTAAATCAAACTGTTTAAATATTTGCTTTAAAACTAAATCTAACACTTTTTTAATTAAAATTCCTTGTAACATTTAATCTCCTATTGTTCCTGTGATATAGAGAAATAATAAACCACCTAAAAATACTGTCCAAAATCCCAACCAAAATGCTGTTGCTTCATACACTAAAACTTCCAATTAATTCCTGTAGAAACATATTGCTCATTTCTACCATAAAAACTTGCTTTAGTGCCTTCTAAAAACAGACCTATCTTATCTGTTAGGCTCATACCAAACAACATCCCTATATCATATTGGTTTTCTTTTCCTTTATATGATTTATCTGTTAAGCCATAAGACTGTGGAAATATATTAAGCCAAACATGTGAATAAAACCTAGTGTCTCTTGAGCCTACCAATATATCTAATCCAATAACTTGATATAGCTCTGCTTGATATTCTTTAATCTTGTTATCCTCGTTATATTGTTGTACTACATTTGGTAGATGATACTCATAAAACTCTGCATCAGAATATGCAACTGCAATGCTGTCAGAGTTCTCCCAATAATAACTAGCTTCTTCATAATACATTTCCCAATAACCTTCTTCAGTAACAGGGTCAGTTTCAATCCATATATAATAATCATCAATTTCTTCATTTCCATTTAAGTCATGCAAAGGTACTAAATAGTCTGTATAACCATATTCATAAGCTAAGTCCCACCAAAAACCCTCATAATCTTCTATTGCAGGGTGTCCATATACAGGGTGTCCTTTAATAGTAAAGCCTGTTGTAAAGTCAATAAACCAAAAGTGCTTTCTGTATCTAATATCAAGTTCAGCAAATTCTAAATCTCTACTTTCTTTGTTAGTGTATTTTCCTTTAACTACATACTTGTCATTTGACCATTTAAGCCACACTTCAGCGTCTTTAAACTCGTTATTTCTATTTCTTACTTCTGAATACTTAAATAGATATTCCCAACCGTTTACTGCACCTATTACTGCTTTATCTGCTAATGATGATTCATTACCTTTATAAAATCTGCTTCTACCTTGATAAGGGAATAATGCTATCTTTCTTAAACCTATCGTATAATTATAATCATCTTTTAATATTTGGTTTCCTTTCACATAGGGTGTACCCATTGTGCCACTAAGATATAAAGTCGAATAATCAAAGAAACCACCAAAGACCAAACTGCAAGTCGTAACCACATAAGCAATATAATTTTTACATCTTCCATCCTTCATTACTAAAACCTTCCTTTAGAACTTTTTTCTACCTTTGTTAATCTTTCCTCAAATGCACTTATTTTAGCTGAAAGTGCATCTAGTTTATCTTTGCAATCATCTATTCCTGATAAATCAACTTCAGGTATATCAATTTTTCTATTCTTTAATTTATCTAATTCTGTTTTAATGTATGTTAAATCACTAGCTAATGGTGTAAGCTGAGTAGACAATGTTTTTAAATCTTTAAATGTTTCATCATACTCATCTAATTTATAAGATATAATCTTAAGGTCGCCCATAGACTTGATATTGTTAATCTCTTTAGTATTATCTTCTACTGCACCTGTCAATGTAAAATAAACACCAACTCCTGAAACTACTACAAACATAATAGTAACTAAAAATTTTAAATCCATCTGAAATGCTGTGTTCTCGCCTATTTTATGAGCCATTGGTTCTTCCTCTTTTATGCTTACGTTTATATGTTGGTCATTTAAAGCTTCCGCAACTTCATCTACAGTTACATGACCTTCTTCTATTAATACTTTCCCTAAGGGAACTGACCTGTTGTAGTTAATTGCTTCATCTGCTTGTTTGCTTAAAGCAGATGTTAATTGCTTTTTATTAATATATCCTTTTAATAAAAGTAAATCGCCTATTTTCATCCTTCAATTAACTCTCCCCATAAACTTGTTTTGCCTTTAATTATTTCAACAACCTGTACGTTAAAATTGCCGTTTTTATAAAAATCTACTATTGCAAATCCATGATTCCAATTAGTTAAGCTTCCTCTTAGCCAATCTTCATCTTCTTCAATGTCTTTTAAGCATCCTAGACTCCAAGCACTAATAGTTCCCCCTGCATAAGTTTTTGTATGCCTTTGTAAATCGTGAGTATGTCCATACATTATACTTTCTCCGTATACATCCAAGTGCTTAAATGAATGGTACTTAGAAGTAAACTTACCATGAGTAAAGTTAAGCTTTCCTATTTTAAGAGTCTTCTTTCTATTATAAGGATGGTATTCATATCCTCTTTCTTTGATTTTTAAAGCATTTTCTGTCATGTAATTGTCTAAGTAAGGGTATCTAGTTGCAAATTTATCTAACCATACTTCATGGTTTCCTTGGACAAAATGCCTTTCATTACAATTTACTTTATTTAAAGACCTATCTATTTGATTCATTCCTTTATTTACAGCTTTTACATCTTTATCTAAGAGCGGAATTAAATCTTCCATAGGTTTTGCATTTCTACCCTTCCAATAATGAGTGCTAAAATGCTCCCATTCGCCTGTATCACCTAGGTCAATGTATATGTCAGGCTTTACCTTCTCAATAGCTTTGCATACAACATTTATAGCTTTTTGGTCATGTATTGGAAAATGCTTGTCAGGAGTTACGATTGCTCGCTTAACTGCTCCTTTATCCTTTAAAGGCATAAATTTTCCTTGTATTTTTGATACTAATTTAGTATAGAAAAGTTAAATTTCCTAATTTGAGGCTAGAGCTTTAATCTCTTCGCTTAGCTCTTTACTTCTATTTGGGGTTTGTTTATGCCAAAGACTATCTAGCATTTCTATAGAAGCTTCTTCGTATTGTTCTGTTTCTAAGTAATAGATTGTTTTTTTAAATTTAGAAAAACCTGAAATCCCAAGTTGATAGCACATGTTTATTACAACATCTCTTACAGTTTCATTAGCACTATCAAACCATTCAAACGCATGAGATATTCTGTCTTGTAAATCTCCTAGCTTACGAATAAGAATTAATTCTGCTATATCTTCATCTATCTTTAAATCTTTTATAGCAAAACCATATCCGATAGTGTCATATCCTTCTGTGCATTGATAGACAGTAGACTTAAAGCCTTCATGTTGTTTAATTTTTTTTATTAAGCTCATTAGATATTATTTTATTTTCAACAAGCATATTCTTTTTTCCAAATATTTTGTCGTAATTTTTTTTGTACTGTTCATCACATTGGTTTACTCTGTACCAATCCCCTTTTCCTGCTCCTGTTAGGTCGCCTTTTTTACGAATAACTTTTTTAGACATTACTTAGACTTTTTTTTAGTTTTTTTAGGGGCAGAATAAGCAGTCCAATCTCTACGACCTGTTACTTTAGACCAATTACCTGTAGCTAACAAATCTTCTACTGTTTCTGTATTTCCATCTTTATATTCTTTAACCTGACCACTTTTTTTATTTTTTAAATATATCATAAATTCTCCCGTTATAATAAGGGGTAAGTTTCCCTACCCCTTATATTTAATTAACAATCAAGATTAACCAAGATTAACTAAGTTTAATCCTCTTAAATCACCTGACTCATCTACTAACTTCATTCCATAGATTATGTCTGCGGTAACTTTAGTACCAAGATATGCAATATCGTATTGAGATTGCACTCTCACATCTTGTTGAGCTGCAAAAACACAAGCATCTTTTGGAAAGACTGCACCAACAGCAAGGTCATTAGTAGTAGCAGTAGGAATAGCTGCACTATGAAATACATCCATCCCATACATTAAGCCAACTGCACCTGTTTTCAACCCTTGACCATTTCCAACTGCATCTTGTCTAATAAAATATTGACTGATACCACTACTTGGATTCATGATGTCTGCCAATATAAGATTATTTACAACAAAAGAACAGTTATTAGGGTCAATATCTATTGAATATAAAGTTGCAAGGATAGACTCTAAAGTAGTAGCATTACATTCATTATTACCATTTACATCTGTTCTTGTTTGAAATCCATCTAATTCTCCCCACATGTCGCTTTCCACTTGACGAGCTATAGATTCTCCCATCATTTTAGTGTATTTGCCCATAAGGTCAGAACTACTTTGAACTAATGCCATATCTTCAAATAATTCAGGAACGACATAATGTTTATCTATAGTTAAATCTACCTTACCTGCTGTTGCGGCTGTGCTAAAATCAACTATTGTTGATTTAACTTTTGCTACAGGAGCTTTGAGTGCAATTTTTGGAATATGCACAGTATCTCCTGCTCCTTTTACAAGAGCTGAATAATCATCAACTGCCCCTGATAATTTGTTAGTTTCTTGATAGAATTTATAAATTGGGTCAGCCCATAATTCGGGGATAAAATTTGCCCCTGTTGTTATGTCTAAATTAGCCATTTAAGACTCCTTCTTAAGTTTTACTCTCTTTCAACTGCTTGTTAGCCTTCATTTTGAGAGTTTAATTTTTAACATTGGCTTTGCTTCTTGCTATTGTATCTTTAACTATATCATCCCAACTATCTCGTCTTTCTTGAGCAGATAATTTAGTCCAATCCTTAGGAGGTGTTTTATAGTCCTGTCTTGGATTGCCTGCAATTTCAGGAGCGTTAGCCTTTGTTGTGTTAATTTTATTAGTAACATATTCGAGAGTTTCTAAATCTAACTTAGATAAAGTCTCTCTTTCATCTTCAGGATGGTTCTCTAACAGAGATATTCTTTTAGCTTCTTCATATTTTCCCCATTTTTCAGCGTTAGCTACTAAGCTTTCGTTTTTTGAAGACACTTGTTCATACAAAGCTTTAAAATCTTCTTTTTCCTTAAGTTTAGTTTCTTCTGCTTTAGCAAGGTTTTTTTCTAATCTAGCTAAACGATTTTCAGCATCCTGAGCTCTTTTTCTGTACTTTTTGCTTTCTGCAATGTACTGTTCATTAGAGCTATCTTGAACAGTTTCTGTAGCAGGACTTTCACTTACTGTTTCTGTCGTTGCTTGTGTTTTGTCTTCGGACATACTGTCCTCCTTTTTATATTAAAACTATATCAATTATGCTTAATTTTGCATAATTCTTATATATAACTTAAATTAATATAAGGTAATAATGCAAATTTTTGAATAAATCAATTAAAAACTACAAAGAAAAATGGTTTGACTTTATGGGCTATAAGCCGCATTTTGGTCAAAGTAAATTACATTACCCCGAAAAAAATACAGCAAGGTTTTTTGTCATGGTATGCGGAAGGAGATTTGGTAAAACTACTGCTTCTGCTATGGAAGCTACTTTTTATGCTTCTCAACCTAATAAAAGAATATGGCTAGTTGGATTGTCTTACGATAAAGCAGATTTGATGTTTAGAGAAATATGGCAAACTATGGTTGTCGGACATAAAGATGATATTGTAAGAGCCTCTGAAAAAGAAAGATATATAAAATTTAAATGGGGCACAGTAGTTGAAGCTAAATCAGCAGATAACCCTGATTCTTTAGTTGGTGAGGGGCTTGACTTGCTTATTATTGATGAAGCAGCAAAAGTTAAGAAAAAAATATGGGATATGTATCTTTCTCCAACTTTATCGGATAGAAAAGGGAAAGCAATTTTTATTACTACACCTGAAGGGTTTAATTGGGTTTATGATTTATTTTTACTAGGAAAAGATGATGAACTATGGGAATCACATCAAGCTCCATCATGGGATAACCATTATGCCTTCCCTGAAGGGAAAAAAGACGTATTTCTAGTTGAAAGAAAGAGAAATATGGACAAAGAAGTGTATGACCAAGAATATGGGGCTAAGTTTACTTCTTTTGCAGGCAGAGTTTACCCTTTTGAAAGAGAATTAGATGTAGGTAATTATTCTTACAATCCAAACTTTCCTACTTTTTGCTCTATAGATTTTGGGTATAGGATGCCTGCGGTAGGATGGTTTCAGCTTCATAGAGTAGGTGGTATTTGGCATATAAACATGATAGATGAGATAGTACATAAAAAAAACGTAAAAACAGATGAATTAGCCTTAAAAATTAAGGCAAAAAGATATAATGTCCTAAAATATTACGGAGACCCCGCAGGTATGCAAGCTCAAGGGCAATCAGGATTAGGAGATATAGAAATTTTTAGAAAGCATGGGATAGTAGTTAATACTAGAAGAGATAAAGCTTCAAGAAGTGTTGCTTCAGGTATATCTCATGTTAGAAGCTTTATAGAAAATGCTCAAGGAGAAAGATATTTTCATGTTGATGAAAAATGCACAGGAATAATGGTAGACTTAGAAAACTATCGCTATCCTGAGCCAAAAGAAGGAACTGACTTAAAGCCTGAGCCTGTAAAAGATGGATATAACGACCATGGATGTGATATGATAAGATATTTTTTTATAAACCAATTCCCGATTAAAAACAGAGAATTTAAAGTGAGGACAAGATGATATACGATTCAAAAATGACAGTTGAAGAAATAATAGCACAATCAGTAAAAGAAGCAAAACAATCAAACCAACAGAAAAGAAGAGATTGGGTCAGAAAAATGCTTAATTATTATGGAGGCAATGGAACGTATAATTATATTCAAGATTATTTTTCAGCAGATGCTTTTAAAGAAATACCATGCTATAATGCGAATTTTACTAGAAGGTTTGTAAATAAAATGAGCAGAATCTATACAGTAGGTGCAAATCGTAATGTAAATAAACAATATGATTTACTTACCATTAAAAAAGATGCTAGAATGAAGCATGTTGAAAGAATGACTCGATTAATGGGAACTGTAGCGACTCAAATAATATACAAAGAAGTAAATGGCATGCCGTATTTTGACTACAGACCTGTTTATTACTTTGATGTTCATTTAAAAGACCCATTTACTCCTTCTGCTATTATGTATCCTTTATTAATGCAACCTGATGATATTTCTTATATCGAAAAGTGCGAATGGGCTTATTGGGATGAGTCTGTTTATATACATTATGACGAAGATGGTAACATTATAGATGAATATGAACATGGATATGGAATTTTACCATTTGTTTTTACTCATAGAGAAGAACAAATAGATGAATTTTTTGTAGACGGAGCTAACGACATTGTAGATTGTAATGAGCAAGTCAATATTGCTATGACAGAAATGCAATTAGGGTTAAGGTTTCAAATGTTTGGACAACCTTTTATGACAGGGGTAGATTCTGACAAAAGAATTGAAAGAGCAGGTTCAGACCAAATAATAGACCTTCCTGAGGGTGCAACTTTTGGAATTGTATCTCCCGCAGGTAACATTGAGTCAGTTATTGAGAATATAAAGTTCCAAGTAGACTTAGTAGCACAAAATAACCACTTATATGTGCAATTTGCACAAGATGGAGGAGAAACTCCTTCGGGCATTGCCTTAAAAATCAAAGATTTAGAGAGATTTGAAGATTATCAAGACGATTTAGAGCTTTGGCGTATGTATGAGCATGAAATTTACTATATTGAGAAAGAAATTGCTGCTTATAACAATATTTCGTTGCCTGACAAGCTAAAATTAGACTTTAAAGAGCCTGAATATCCAAAAACAGTTAGCGACCAAATATTATTAGACGCTCTTCTTTC